TATAAACCTCTTGAGATTGAAACTATTGATCTCATCAAACCAGAACCTCTAAAGGCATCCAATTGGAGAAATGAAATCTCCGAAGAAGATAAAAAAGTCATCTCTATTAATAAGAAGAAGAGACTTGATGCTAAGAAGCAAGCATTCAAGGATATGGTAGATGAACCATATGAAACTGATGATAAGAAGAGAAAAGAGTATGGTAAGAAACTCCTTGATCGACTGACCAAAGTAGACGAAGGCGCTGCTTGGACTAAGAAAGAAGGAAAGAACAAGTCTGGTGGACTGAATGAAAAGGGACGCAAGTCTTATGAGCGTGAGAATCCTGGATCTGATCTCAAGGCACCTTCGAAAAAAGTTGGAAACCCTCGTAGAAAAAGTTTCTGTGCTAGAATGAGAGGCATGAAGAAGAAACTCACTTCCAAAAAGACTGCTAGTGATCCCAACAGCAGGATAAATAAATCATTACGAGCCTGGAATTGCTGAATTTTTTATGATTGAAAAACAAGAGAAACGTAAGGACGCTCTCGGTCTCTTCTATGAGAGTGTTCTGAAACCAGATCATGAACTCCGTCAATGTGCTCATAACCAAAAGTGCTTTAATGAGTTGATGGAATGGCGATCTGAAATAATTGAATATCTTGATAAGCGCAGAAACGATGAATTTCACTAAATAGGTTTGATCGTTATCGGTGTCAAATTATGTTTGCGTTTTTACTCCCACTAGCATCAAAAGTTATTACTGATGCAGTCGCTAAGATTCCAGAAAATGAGGAACTGGGCGAACAACTAATCAAAATTTGTATTGTCATTCTCCAAAAAGCAGTCAAGTTAACCAAGACTGATATGGATGACAGACTTCTTGAAAAAGTTATCAAAGCAATCGAAGTACGATGACTTCTCTGGAGACCAAAACTATGGTCTCCTTTTTTTATAAATATCTGTATACAAGATTATAGGTAAGGAAACATGTCTCTTTGGGGCAAATCAGACTCTTTATTCTCTACTGGTACTATCAGCGTAAACCTTACAACTAAGGTCGCAACTATCAGTACTGGAACACTTCCCGCTGCTGCCACCATCGAGGGCGGAGTTGTTACCATCACAGGTAAAGGAAGTGCAACCATCAAAGAAAGAACTGGAAACACCACTTTCACAATCCACAATACAACTGGATTAGATGGTACTGCAATCAGCGGTGTTGCATACTTCATCTCTGATCAACCAATGTATCTTCCATTGGATAGCAACTATGAATCCAATGAGATCTTCGGTGTTGATGAAGCAGAAATGCAAGCAGCACGCGATGATGATTCACAGTACAGACCACAACACGCTGGTTGGGTAGGAATTACTTCTTACACTGATCAACACGGTAACCAGAGAGTGAAGACCGAGTGTTTCGTTGCTGGAAGCAGTATTACTGGAGACGCAGCAGACGATACCATCCTGCCCGATAGCTGATAGTTGAATGATTTAACATGCGATTTGATGAATTAAATGAGTCGAACTATATAATGTTTGCTATCAAGCATTACGAAAATCCTCAGGCAGTAACGCAGGAGGATTTTTATGATGATATGAAGCGGTTTAAGTGGATCAAGCGATTGCTGAACAAATATAAAAACACGGGGGATATGAATGTTCCTCTCCTCCTGAATCATTTTATTATCTTGTATAATATATTTGGTGATGCTACTACTCCATTACTGTTTTACAGAATTGATGAAGAGTTGTGGTGTATACTCAAGACATTCATAGTCTATCTCGGTAGACTTCCTGAGTATCCTATATCACAATTACATGATATACCAGTTGATGAAAAGTGTTTGAATATTCTAGAAACCCTATGAAAACTTTCAGACAGTTTTACGAAGAAATGATGGTCGCTAATGCCCCTGGCACTAGTGGTGGTTTCGGTCAGGATTCTCCTGCTGCTGGACCAACTTCTGGATGTGATCCTGTTATGGGTAAAATGAAAAGAAGAAAGAAGATAATTGGATTAGGACCTGGATCTAGAAAACGCTGGATGAAGTCAAATGTTCTCTGACTCCAAAGTTGCTGCTTTAGAAACAAAGTTAGACATCTACGAGGAACTTTCCAGAGAGATGCTGGCGAAGTTGGAGTCTGCTGTAGATAAGATATCGGAAGGTAATGCTAGAATTGCTCAGATTCTTGCTAAGCATGACGAAAGAATAGAGCAGAGTATCAAGAGTGATGATCTCATCATCAAAATGATTGATGAGATGAAGACAACGAGTGAAAAGAATACTCAAATCATTCATGGAAGAATAGATAAAATTCAGGAAGACATCAAAGCATTTTCAAAGTTCCGCTGGCAAGTTGGCGGAGTCTTAATTGTCGGAGCACTGGTCATCGGAGCAGGCAGTAGAATTGCACCATTGTTCTTGACACCCACCCCTCAACAGGTTATAATACCTTCAGGAAAGTAGTCTCCTTGTAATGAGTTTCGTTGATGCGAAGTATATCGGACTGATTTCAGTTCGGTTGCAGAAGTTTAGTAAGAAAAAAGAAGGACTGTATACTTTCCGTTGTCCGTATTGTGGCGACTCGCAGAAGAACAAGAACAGGACACGGGGGTATATCTACAAGCACAAGAACGATCATAACTTCAAGTGTCATAATTGTGGTGCCTCAAAGAGTTTTACTAACTTCCTGAGAGATCAGGATGTGGGTCTCTATGACCAGTATGTCATGGAGCGTTACAAGGCAGGACTGACTGGAAAGTCATCAAATACACCAGATCCAGTGTTGCCTAGTAGCAAACCACACTTTAAGAAAAAAGACTTCAATCTTCAAAGAATCTCAGAACTAAATAATTCTCACCCAGCAAAGATCTACCTAAAAAACAGAAGAATACCAGACAAAAAACTGCGGGAATTATATTTCTGCGAGAGGTTCAAACAATGGACCAATACACAAAAACATACCTTTGATAACGAAGACAACGACGAGTCACGGATTATTATCCCACTCAAAGACAAAGACGGAATCTTTGGTTTCCAAGGACGGACACTCAACCCGAAGTCCAAACTCAGATACATTACAGTGATGCTTGATGATGACAAACCAAAAATCTATGGACTCGACAACATCGATAACACAAAACCGATTTACATCGTTGAAGGTCCTTTTGACTCAACCTTCATTCAAAACGCTGTTGCTATGTGTGGGTCCGATGTTGATATTAGGTCGCTTGGTTGGAGCGATTATATTTTTGTTTTTGATAACGAACCACGCAACAAACAAATCTGCGACCGAATTTCTAGAACAATCGACAATGGAAGTAAGGTAGTAATTTGGAATTCAAAGATTCAACAAAAGGATCTAAATGATATGGTCCTTGCTGGACTAGATGTGCAGGATGTGGTATCCTCTAACACTTACCACGGACTTAATGCTAAAGTAAAATTTAACGGATGGAAACGAGTATGACGAACGGGACAAAAGTTCTAAAGCGAAATGGCAATACAGAGGTGCTTAATCTAGATAAGATCCATAAGATGGTTGAGAACGCCTGTGAGGGTCTTGCAGGCGTGTCTGCATCTCAGGTAGAGATTCAATCTGGTATTCAATTCTATGATGGAATTACTACTGGAGAGATCCAGGAGATTCTTGTGCGATCTGCTTCTGACTTGATTAATTTGGATTCTCCAAACTATCAGTTTGTTGCAGCACGTTTACTTCTGTTCGGTCTCTATAAACAAGTCTTTGGTCCCGAGTGGAATCAGGGATTTCCAAACATCTATGATCATCTTTCCGTTGGTGCAGAAAAAGGCATTTATGATGAGGAACTTGTCTCTAGTTACTCTGAAGAAGAGTGGTCCAAGATTGATTCTTGGGTTGATCATGGGCGCGATTTCCTGTTTACTTATGCTGGTCTTCGTCAAGTCGTTGACAAATACCTCGTGCAAGACAGGAGTAGTGGGGAACTCTACGAGACTCCTCAGTACATGTACATGTTAATTTCTGCAACTATTTTTGCAAAGTATCCTAAAGATACTAGACTAGATTACATTCACAGGTACTACAATGCAATCTCCAGACACAGAATCAACATTCCCACACCTATCATGGCGGGAGTGCGAACTCCACTTCGACAATTT